ACTAGAGACTATTGACGTATGATTAGAGATTAGTAGGATGTTAATATTTCGTGTTACTAAACGAAACAAACCTGTTTTTATATTAACTAAAGGGGAATAGTTTGTCAAATCCCCGCCCCATTGTAAGATGGAAAAATAGAACCATCAATAAAGATGTAAAAATTACCTTTTCTATAACATTATTATGATGGAATAGAATATATATATAACATATGAAGATTAGTTTGTAAATATGAGACTTATAAAAATAAAAAATTAAAATAAAATTATAAATACTTATAAAACTTTGATCGTCATTAAAAGAATATTACATTTATAGATAAAATGGATGCATGCAGATACCGGCGGGTTGATAATGCCGTTAGACACTGTCTGAGCAGGGAGTAGTGGCCCCAGACAAATATGCGTAGCGAATTATAGCTTGTGTCGCCACATTTTACACTAGGAGGTAGTAGTTGATTTTTGAGGAGATAAGGAAAAAATATCGGTTTCTTGGTAAATCGGACAGAGCCACTGGATCTTAGCAACCTGACATATGGGATATATGTCTGGCAACCCGGAAAGACGGGAACCCCCCCCTTTGAGAATTTATGATGGCAGGACTTAACGAAAGTAGATTTACCATTTTTTCAAACGAGGAACAGCCTCTCACTGACAATACCACAGAGTTATCAGTCACGCTGGACTTCCTCAAGGAGACAGAGGTGCGTTTCTCAAATAGAGATTCGCGCCTAGATGACAAGGCAATTAAACTTGCTTACGACAAACGAAGAATTCGACCTGTCGTAAGCAACGATAATTTAAACAAAGCAATGAAAGTTGTTCCTCCAGCCAGAGGAACGAATAGAACATACGATGGGAGAAATCCTGTATGGGCTATAGAACCATTGCGAGCCACCAATCAAAATGAGTGGCAACAAATATTCATGTTGTATGAAACGCTTGTAGATATAGGCGTGCCCTTGCATCCACTTATGCAAAATAAATTTTTTAGAAGAGTTTATTATGCTAAGTTGATGGATGGACAAATACATCATTTATTTAAGAAAACTGTGTATACATTTTCACCAGCTGCGGCTAAAATTGTTAAAAGAAATTTAAGACAAGTTGGAGAAGGTTTATATGAATGGTTGGTTGAAGACCGATCATCTACAGTTAATAGGAAGAAGAAAATTTCCTTGGTCGTAGCACTAAAACAAATTGAAGGATTATATGATTTTAATCTAGCTCAACAAAAATCAAGGCAAGTTGTCGTACAAGGACATGGAAATGTTTTCATAGAAAAGTATAATAACATGCCAATGCAAATGAAAGTAGCAACTAACGTTCTTGGAGGAGCCGTTGTATCAGGTTTACTTGGTACGGCTTCATCACAAGTTCCTTGGGTGTATACGGGAGCCCTTATTGCAGGGGCCGTTTATTTGGCTAATAACTATATGAATATTAAAGCCGAAGGGATGGTATATAAGATTCTAATGCGAAAGATTGGAATGCTCAAAGAATATATATTATCTAGCTATAAGTCAGTACGAGACAATATAGCAGAAGCTTTAACTGCGATAACAGGATCAGATTCAGACACCACTAGGTGTTTGATAGATTGTGTAGCAATTGCTTTAACGGGATATGCCTTATGGAAAATTTTATACAATTCTCCAGAAGGACAAGAACAAATAAAAATTCTTATTCCTAGTGAAGCAAGATCGACAGTTGAAGGTCACACTGGAGGTTTTGGACCAATATTAACGACGTTTTTAGTGTCTATGTGTGTGTTACCGCCATCAGCAGTAGCCATGCTTAGATCTTATAGATCAGTGTCGCAAATATATGGAGATATAATTGGACCTCAAGGAATTTCTACTTTTTTGAAAATAGGAGTGAATTTTGTGTGTGAATTAATGGGAACAGAAAAATTATTTGATATAATAGATCAATTCCAGGCAATCACAGACATAATAGAAGAAATGAATTCAGTCATTACAGATGAAAATTTAGTTTCCAAACAGAGTAAGGATAAGAATTTTTATGCGTATGTATTTGATCTTCAAAGGCGAACGTGGCAAATGAGCTCGTTGCTAATGAGGACCCGAGATATACCATTTAATATGAATAATTCATTTAAAGAATGCAAAAGAAAAATTGATGACATAGTTGATATTACTCGAACTAGTAATATAACATTTACTAAGAGAGATCCATTAACCGTGTTATACTTTCCAGGACCACCTGGTCAAGGGAAGTCGACATTATGTGATGGAGTAGCTCAAGCTGTGTATCAATTAGTAGAGCGTAAGAAAATGAATGTTGCTGAAACTTGGAGAAAGAATTTTGCGTCAGAATATGATGATGGGTATAAAGGACAATGGCATGTTGATATACCAGAATTATTCAGTAGTAAAATGCCAACCACAAACGAACCACAAGCAAATATGTTTAAGTTATGGTGTGATGCGGCTGCTTATCCAATGAATATGTCAAAAGCGACAGAAAAAGGGACTGTTTACTTTAATTCTAAATTCTTGACTATGTCTTCAAATGATTCTAAATTTGAAAACATAGGTATTAAACAACCCGGATCTATTTATCGTAGGATAAATTTTCCAATGTCAGTGACAAGAGCAAATTCAATTGATGTAGATGAAGCACCGACAGTTGAAGACTTAGATGCTGCGTGGGTTTTATCTATAACAAAACATGCTAAGCAACATAGAAATATGTATACTGGTGTGTCTAAATTTCTTGGAGATGATTGGAATAAAACTTGGACAGTGTCAGAGTTTATATTAATTGTCTATGAGCACCATATGTATTATCAGTCAGCTCTTAGCGTTGGTGATTTGTTCGGTGAGATAGATTGGGTTAAAGAACTTAGTGTAAAGAGAAGAGAAAACGTGGAGTTAGATGATTTTGTTTCAGAAGATGAAGAGGAACCTTTGCTTGTAACGCGGAAGATTGCAGATTTGTCACCAATGATAAAACGGCGAGGAAATCCACAAGCACACGGACTATGGTCTTCAGTCAAATCGATTTTTATTTCAGATGTTAAAACTAGACTATTGAAATGGTTTGGAAATGATGAAATGGTTGTGGTAGTACCAGCTGTTACAATAAGTGATAGTGTTATTCGAGCAGGTTCAGCATCTAAACATGCGGGATTATTTTTAGTTAAAGGATATGAAACTAAATTATTGCATTTTGAGGATACTTTAAAATTAGACGATAAATTTGATATGGATAACTGGCAAACTGAACATAAATATCAACTGCGGATTAAACCGTTGGTTGAAAGAGTGTCAGAGTGGCAAGTTAGAAATTGGGATTTGAAATTTAATTGTCATTCATTATTGTCAGAGCTGATGAAGCAAGACCATGAAGATTTTGTTATACCTATATGGAAGGATACGGCATTTTCAACGGCTGAAATGGGAGATTCAAGAGAAGAAATTGTTAACGGTTTTAGATATTTTGATCCTTTTAAAGGAGCTATAATGACTGGAAAAGAGTTGCGAGCTATTTACCCTTTGTTAGATGTTAGTACAGAATTTGAGAAGAAGTTGGGAACTTGGATTCCAACAGCAGATCAAACGTATCTAACGACTCCTTTGGGAGGCAAATGGGCATCTGTAGCAAGTAGTCCTTTAGAGTATTATTCTCCGGAACATGTATTTACTGAAGGAAATCTTAGAAGGTGTTTATATGAACGAGGAGTAATAGTAGATAAATATGTTGACCTTGATTCACTAGAACTTTGGCGTAAAGCAAAACCTAAACATAGACATGAAATTGTTATTGGAGGTGATGTGTGGTTAGTAGATTTTGCTCGATATGATCAAGGCATTGTATCTAAATATACTGACTACGTAAAAGATTTTCTAACAAGAAATACACCAAATTCAGTAAAAGATTACGTAGATATACGAGGAAAACAAGTGTTTTTGGACATAACAGTTTTACTAGCTGGAGCATTCGTGTTACAGTCATATTTAGTTCCGATAGTGACCAAATGTGTTTCATTTATGTGGACTTGGATGTTTCCGATGGAGTCAGAAGAAAAAACTTATGGACATTCAGTGCAGAAAACAGTACAATTTAAACCAAAGACAGATCGTGTGGTTGTAAAAGGTCACACGTCAGGAGACGTTTCAATCATAGCTAATGTAGCTTCAAATACAGTTAACGCAGAAGTCATATATGCAAATGGAACTATAGAGTGTAAAATGTTTTTTATTAATCAAAAAAACGCTTATATAGTTCAACATGCAATTATGAGACCTGGAGAAATCAGAGGAATTCGCGTTAAGGCTGATGGAGCTACTGGCATAACAACTAGCTTTAAGGATATTAAGGTAATAGGAGTAGAAGGTAGTGAGTTAAAACAATTAGTTTTTTCTAGTTCTCAAGGAAGTTTCAAAGATTTGAGGAAAAAATATATGACTAAAAATGAATTGAGACAAGAGTTTGATACAGGTTTTATAATTAGGAAAAATTTTACTTCTTCTAATAAGAAAGCTATTAACGTAACTCAAAATCTAATATCGAGACTTCATAAAGGTTCAGATGTAGATTTTTCGTTAAGTTATTTAGATATTGATGGAACCTCGAAGACATATAAATTGAGAGAGAAATATACAGCTTTCAATTCTGTCTTAGGTCCTGGAGATTGTGTTACACCATTGTTAGTAGAAGTGAATGGAAACCTTAAGATACTAGGTCATTATTTTGGACAAGTAGAAGGAGTCTCATATTTTGCTCCTACATTTCAGGAACGAATACAATTGGAAGATAATTATCAGATACCGCCAGTAAGAGATCAAGATATAACGGTAAAAGCTAATGCAAAGTTGATTGAAGGATTAACTTGCTTAGGAAAATTACCAGTTAGTTATCGAGGTCCCATTAAGAATGGTATATTGGATGGTCCAATATTGAAAACGGAATTGGGGACTGAAGGCATGTTTGATGTTAATAAGTTTAGAGCTACTTTAAGTGGTCCCGTTGTGGACTATGCTTTCAAATTTGGCAATGGGCAGATAGAAAAACCATTACCGTCTTTGCTGGTAAATTTGAAGAAGAAATATCCATTGATGTATTATCAAGGTTTTGCTGAAATCCCGAAAAGGAAAATGAAGTTTCTTTCAGTTGATGAAGCTATTTTCTCAAATGAATTTGGGATAAAATCTTTAGATCAAACGACTTCTACAGGACCTTATCTAAGCTTGGGTTTAGGTGAACATTTAGGTTTGCCTAAGTCAGCTAAAAGAATAGATTATTTTGACCATCAGACAAATTGGGTATTGCCAGCTTTTCGAGAACATCTTGAACAAATAAGGACAGATCATGAAGATGGTAATCAACATATTCCTTTAGTTGGGTTGACACCCAAAGTAGAGATGAGACCAGAAGGAAAAAGGATGATCATTAATGGTCGTACTTATACTGTTCCGCGTTTGTTTGGTAATGGAGATCTATCAATATTGATAGAGCACAAGAGGGTTTTTGGTATGTTGTTTGAACATATGAAAAACTATTACCAGATAACGGGAGATATGGTAGGTATTAATCCTTTTGGTTTTGGTTGGAAGGGTTTATATGACGAATTGCGGAAATTTCCAAATGTATTTACTACAGATATATCTGGATGTGATGTATGTCACACAGCTGAAGAAGTAGATGAATTTTTTGAATTCTGTAATGAGTATTTTTTCCATTTTAAGAAAGATACGAAGAATTACAGGAGACTCAAATGCGCTTGCGAATCTGTTTTGTCAGTATGGTATATGTGGGAAGATGTTTTATATATTTCAGCAGGAAAAAATCCATCTGGATGCTTGATGACATGTATTATAAATGCGTTTATGATATATACTAGATTTCAACGAGCTTTTTATGGTTTGCAATATAAGCATCTTAAAGAAACTGAGGTTTCAGGTAAGAAAATGGAATTAGAAAGATTTTCTACTCATGTATGTTGTAAGTTATTTGGGGATGACAGTGTAGTAACTGTTTCAGATCAAGTAAAAGGTTGGTATAATAGGGTTTCTATTATAAACTGGTTACAAGAGACTTATGGAATGAAAGTGACAGATGCTAAGAAATCTCAATATCCTACAAAGTTTGACAACTGGGATGAGATTGATTTCTTGCAACGTAGATTTATCTGCGACAGAGGAGGTTCATTAGTAAAAGCACCGTTAGCTAAAGAATCACTCTACAAATGTCTGTATTATATAGACAAAAAACCTGGAAACGGTACGTCACAAGAGTGGATTGATTATTATGATCAAGTACTACAAGGATGTATGCATGAATTAGCTATGCACGAGAAAGACGTGTATGATGAATTCGTAGCATCGATTCGTCCTCGTTTTCAACTCATGGGAGGGAATTGGAATTATCCATCCTATGAGGAAATCTATCAAGATTACTATGATAAGTATTACTTATCATAGACCTGAGTAGATCATTTCGTTTAATCCCCGATTCAAAAACGAAACAGCGCTCAAAATTTTAAGGGGAAACTTCTACAATGATTGACTATCGGAGTAGAATAGAACACAAGTCGCTAGCTTACAAGTACAGAACGTAACAGAAAAAGGCACTAGCCTTACGGGAAATTCAAGTCCCGGAACCAGTTTAGATGGCACAGATAATGCGCCAGCTACAACAGCTCAAACTGAAATGTTTGAGGTGGATTATGTGGAACCAGTCACTTTAGCTGATAAAGTAGCTCCGCCTTTCCCTCGCCCTATAATAAATCCATTTCCAAATCAAACTCCTGAACATATGTTGGGGAGACCAGAAGTCCTTTATCGAGGAGATTTCTTGGATTCGATTGCAGATGATTATTTACAGTGGTGGGTAGGAAGAAAAGCTGATTATCTATCAAGGTTTTCATATTTCAGAGCTGATTTTAAATTGCAGTTTGTATTTCGAACATCAGGAACTCAATATGGATATGGTATGATTAGTTGGTGGAGAGGACCTTATCCGGAAGCCATTCCCAATTATACTATAGAGAAATCTAGTACAGCAGATAGTTACTTGATTGACTATACTGCATGTGATGCTATAGAGATTGAGATACCATGGGTTTATCGTAGACCATACATAGTTCTTTCTGAATTGGAACAATTGAGATCTTATTTTTCAGTTGTATTCAAACAAGGAGTGCTTAAAACCATATCAACAGGAGCAGATGCGTCTGTTCATGTGGCTGTGTATATGACAGCACATAATATTGATGTAGGAGGTATGAAAGATAAACCTGTTGTGGTTCAAGGTCATTCACTTTTTAAACAAAAAATGGATATGCCATCACAACCAAGCTTATTAAGATCTATAGGTACATTAGCTTCAATGACAATGGGGGTAGCTCCGGTGCTATTGCAAACAGCGATAAATCAATTTGTTGGTGACTCGGATAACTCTGGATCAACTAATGGAAATGCAGCGCAGGGTGTTAAGATAGCAATGTATGGAAATTTGAACGAGATTTCCCAAACGCCATCTAAACAGATACCTTTGTTAGCTGAAGGAGATATGCATTCACCAATGTATCCTCCTTCTCATCATAAATTGGTAGATATTGCGAAAATACCTGGTATTATAGCAACTGTAGATTTCACTACTAAAGACCAAAAGTTAATTATTCCATTAACATTAGGTCCTTGGGGAGATATGATAGCCACACATTTTAGAGGAGTAAGAGGTACTTCTCGTGTAGGGCTTCATTTCTTCACGCATCCTTTGTTGGCAGCAAGGTTTGCAGTGCAGATGAATACAAACGATCAGATAACTACAAATGACCCTAATTCGACAGATATTCCAACATTAGTTTTCTTAGTTAAAGGATCAGATAGTAAGATGATTGATTGTCCGTATCACCATGATACGTTTATTCGTCAAACAACTGCAACAGGAGTGGCTCCATTTAATAACTTAACAGTTCAAATGACAGCAGCACCTACTGAATTTGCGACAGGAGTAGACACTAGTGTATTACTAGTGGTTACAATGAGTGCCGCAGAAGATGTGCAATATTTTTCTGTTAGGAATATACCTGGAAAAGATTTTGATCCAACACCACCAATCGTTTTGAAAGACGAAGCAGTGGTAGTTGCTCATTCAATTCGCAGATTACATTCACAAACAGCAGAGATATGTATGGGATCCATAACAACACCTCAAGTTCCGTTTCTACCGGAAGTTAATACTGTAGAACAATTGGCGCAGCGTTGGTCTCGGAGAGTAATCTCTGAGACATATAACGACGCCAGGTATCAGGTCACACCGATGCCATTTTCATTTACAAGCATGACTGAAGCCATCAGAGATGGGCAAGAACTTTATGGTTGTAAATATGATGTCATAGCTACGTGGTTTTATATGGCTCGTGCATCCTTGGATATACGAGTTGTGTTAGGCACCGCAGCAAGTGGCATCACCGAAGCATGGGTAGCCATGGCTGATGGAATTTCATCCTCAAGTACTGGAGTACTAGGAGCGAAAGATCCAGCCAATGGAATAACGCTTACGCGAAATGATCAGCAACCTATATTAGAATATAGAGTGCCGTTCATTTCCATTGAAAATGGGGCAGTGAGAAATGAAGTTACTTATATAACAGCAGTTAATAGTAATGTAGCTACATTTGCCGTCTCCCCAAAATTTCAGGAAGTATATGCCAGAGCGACTGAAGATATTCAGTTAACTCATATTAATATATTGCCACCCTTGGTTTCAAAACCACAAGTTTGAGCCCTCAAAATAACCAGACCCATTGGTTATTTTGTTGTGCG